CACGCCTCATGTCTTTCCAGCCGCAGGCCGAATTCCTGCGGCGTCCACGCCCGGCCGATTTCGAGCTTGGCGAGGCCGATCCGGATTATCAGTCTGCGCTTAACCTATTTGCCCTCATGCGGCAGATCGGCGGGGACTGGCGCGTTGATGAGGTGCGCGAGGTCATACGCCTCGGCCTCATCGGCGGCGGCATGCCGCAGGCGGAAGCCTATTTCCATCTGATGAAGGTGGTCGATGAAGGCGGTGACTGGAAGCCGCACATTGCTGTTGCCGCGCAAGTGCTTTGGCATGCGCTGAACGGCGATGAGGAAGAACCGTCAAAAAAAGACGAAGCCGGGAAGACGACGGAGACAGCGACGGGCGGCTAGTCTTTTCGGCCATTTATGGCTGGGGCGCTGCCATGGGCTTTGCCCCGGTCATTGTCGACGCCATGTCGCTGTTTGAGTTTTCGGCCTGTCAGGATGGCTGGCGCAAGGCGAACGGGGCGGAGGAAGAGGCGGAGCCGCCAAGCTGGGAAGAGCATTTGGAAATGGTGCGAAAGGTGAAGGGTGGTGCTGGTTAAAGCCCCATTCTTCGCTTTGCTGCCCTCTGATCCCTCACGCACTGTTCGACACCCTCCCAATAATCTCCAAATGCCTTTCGGCAAAAACTGACTATTGGGTCAGCGATAACTGCGCTGCCTTTGATGGCAGTATTCTTCTGCTCAAAAACAGTCCTTATCCCGCTTTTCTGAAGATTGGCGCATGCAATCGCTGATTTTGCGCTTTTCTCTTCTGAGCAGATGCGAAGTGAATTTATCTTCCATTGTTTCGCATATTGATCAGCTAGGCCCGGTTGGCTTTCAGGAAGCAAATCAGATTTTCTGAAGCCAGCCTCGTTGATTTCTAGGAAGCAATTAAGAGCCCCTGCCACCGTAGGCATTTTTTCGCATATTTTCGCTAGGCGCTCGGCATCATATTGGATGCAACATCGGCCTTTCTTGGGAAAAATCCTTGCGCACTCACTGCTTTCTGGCCGTCCATGAAGGATGGCTTCGCAGGTTGCTACCTGGTCTTCAGTCGATGGCGTTTGTGCATCGGATGCCTGCGTAGAAAGTGCCACCCATGCTGCTACCCATAGAATCGTCAATCGCCTTGTAGCCATCCAAGTCATCCCGCTTCATCTGGAAGCCTACTATCAGGACACTCGCAAAAATGGCAACCATTGATGAGCTGCGCACTGTCATGCGCATGGAACTTGGGCAATACAACAAGGATCTGCAAAAGCTCTATGGCGCGAACAATGCCGCGGCACGGAAGGTAGAGGCGTCATGGAGGGCTGCGAATAGCCGTCTTGACGGGCTTGGCAAGAGCATGGCCCGCAATATTGCTGTGCCTCTGGCCGGCATCGGGGCGGCGCTCACTACGCGTGAGGTACTGGCTTATGCAGATGCCTGGACAGGTGCGAAAAATAGCCTTGCGGTTGCCGGGGTCGCCGGAAAGCAGCAGGCTGCGGTTCTTGATCAGCTTTTTCAATCTGCGCAGGCTAATGCTGCGCCTATCGGCGCAATGGCCGATCTGTTCGGCAAGGCGGCGCAGGCCTCCGATAATCTCGGCGCCAGTCAGGCCGACCTGCTGAAATTCTCGGATGGCGTCGGTGTTTCCTTGCGGGTTGCTGGCACATCGGCCAGTGCGGCTAGTGGCGCGCTGACACAGCTCGGGCAGCTTCTGGGTTCGGCCCGCGTTCAGGCTGAAGAGTTCAATTCCGTGAACGATGGCGCGCGTCCTATCCTCACCGCCGTCGCGAACGGACTGGATGAGGCCAGTGGGTCCGTCAACAAGCTGAAACAGCTCGTGAACGACGGGAAGGTTTCCGGCAAAGAATTCTTTCAGGCCTTTCTCAAGGGCATGCCTGCCGTCGCTTCTATGGCTTCCGGGGCAACGCAAACCATCGATCAGGGCTACACCAAAGTTCAGAACGCGCTGACCAAATACATCGGTGAGACGGATTCCAGCCTTGGCGCTTCACAGCGCCTGGTGGCTGGCCTCAATGCGCTTGCCGATAATTTCGATGCAACGGCTGATATCGTCTTGCAGGTTGCCAGCGTGATCGCTGGCGCTCTCGTGGGTCGTTCGCTGGCGTCCATGATCAAGACGTTTACGCTTGGCACGAAGGAAATCGGCATTTTCATTGCTGCACTTTCCCGTGTGCGTAGCGTTGGTGCGCTTGGATCGGCCATTGGTGGCCTCGGCGCTGCTGCTGGTCCCGTCGGCGCGATTATCGGCACGGCAGTCGTCGGCGCGCTGATTGCGTTCAATGCGCAGGCTGAGGAATCGAGCAAGGGTGCGGACGATTTTGCCGAGCGCGTGAAAAGGATTGGTGAAGCTGCTGACAAATCTGCGGGACAGGTCGAAGGTGCTTCTCAGCGGATGGGTGCGGCGCTTGAAAACGGACTGGTCAAGGAGGCAGGGGCCGGACAAAAGCAGCTTGCGGTACGGCAAAAATCAGTATCTGACTTTTTCAGGACGCTGGTTGTCAATGCCAATACATCCGGCTTTGGTTTTACAAAAGAACAGGCGCAAGCCGTCAGTTCTTTGAGCATTGAGTTTCGTAACGGAACCAAAAGTGCTTCCGAAATCAAAAACGCGATCTATGAACTCGCAAACGCAAACCCAAAATTTCAGAGTATTGCCGATGCTTTTGCGCCTTTGCTTGATCGTCTTAGTGAGGTTTCGCAAGCGGCAAAAGAAACCAGCGATGAGCTTGCAAAAATGCAGGCGCAGCGCGGTGCCAACCCAATGGATCGCTACGCTACCACGCGGACAGAAGCGGCAAAGACACAGAGCTTTCTTGAGGGACGCACGGCTGAGGCTATGCGCAGCGATCTTGAAAAGGATATCGATACCCGCACGAAGGCTATTCTAGATGCTGCTGAAAAAGCGGGTACTGCTCTCAGTGAGGCTGCGGCTCGCATTCAAGCCAAGAGCGAACTTGCGGCGGAAACAACGGCAAAGGCAAATTCCGCTTCGGTTGGCGGGGCGTCTGACCTCATCAAGCAATATGAAGGCTTCAAGGCCAAGCCATATTGGGATGTGAATGCGTACCGCGTCGGCTATGGGTCGGATACTGTCACGCTCGATGATGGGTCTGTCCAGAAGGTCACGCAGGGTATTACCGTTTCTGTTGCTGATGCGAACCGCGATCTGGCGCGGCGGATTGGCGAGTTTCAGGCTGGCGTCCGCTCGAAAATCGGCGGCAGCACCTTTGACAGCATGTCGACCAATCAACAGGCCGTCCTGACTTCCATTGCCTACAATTACGGTTCGCTCCCTGACAGGATTGTTGCGGCGATCAAGAGCGGAAGTCAGGAACAGGTTTACGCTGCGATCAAGGGTCTTGGTGGGGATAATGGCGGGATAAACCGGGTTCGCCGGAACAGTGAAGCTGCGCTTTACATTTCCGACGCGCCGCCGGCTGCGCAGGCCGGTGTTGATGTGCAAGCCGATCTCGATCAGCGCGCGCGCCGAATTGAGGCAATTAAGGCCGAAACAGAAGCTTTGGCTAACCTGAATCCATTGGTTAATGATTACGGCTATGCCGCTGCCTATGCATCCGAAAAGCAGGATATCCTTAACGCCATCCAGCAATCAGGAGTTGTTGTCACGCCAGAGTTGGCGGCAGTGATTGATGAGCTTGCGGCAGGTTATGCGAATGCGGAAGTTGAGCGCGCCAAGCTGACGGAAGGGCAGGACAAGCTTGTCAATTCCATTGCCGATTTCAAGAACTCGGCTAAGGATATCACGTCAGGCTTCATTTCTGACCTGCGGAGCGGGAAATCGGCGGCGGAGGCGCTTTCGAACGCGCTGAGTAGAGTTGCTGACAAGCTTATTGATATGAGCCTCAACAGCCTTTTCGGCATCGGCGCATCTGGGGGCGGCGTGCTTTCGCCGCTGTTTAAGATTCTTGGGTGGGCTGATGGCGGATACACAGGTAGCGGAGGAAAGTACGCTCCTGCTGGGATCGTG